TGGAGCCTTATAGATGAAACACAAACGCCTGACTACAACACCATAGATCAAACTCAAACCCCCGGTTGGGAAGATGTTGCTTAACTATGCAGAAGAAAGGTAATATAATCAATTGAACGGAGAATAAATAATGGCTAGTACATATGTAAATGATCTAAGACTCAACGAAATGGCTACTGGAGATGCCAGTGGAACTTGGGGAACAACAACAAATACAAATTTAGAGTTGATCGGAGAAGCTTTGGGTTATGGCACAGAAGGAATTACCACTAACGCAGATACACACACAAGCACAATAGCAGACGGAGCTACTGACCCAGTCAGAGCTATGTTTGTTAAATACACAGGTACATTAGATTCAGCTTGTACAATTACTATTGCTCCTAACACAATAAATAGAATGCAATTTATAGAGAACGGAACAAGCGGTTCTCAAAATATAATCATTTCACAAGGCTCTGGTGCTAACATAACTATACCTGCTGGCGATACTAAAGCAGTCTATTTAGATGGAGCAGGTAGTGGAGCAGCAGTTGTTGATGCTTTTGCCAGTCTTTCAGTCGTAGATTTAAAAGTACAAGACGATCTTACAGTTACAGATGATTTAGTTGTAGGCGGAGATATAGACCTGGAGGGTGCTATTGATGTTAATGGTACAGCTAACTTAGATGTTGTAGATATTGATGGAGCTGTAGATATGGCTTCAACTTTAACTGTAGCAGGTGTTGTAGACATTACAGATACCACAGATTCTAGCGATGCCACAGGAGATACTGGAGCTTTGCGTACAGAAGGTGGTGCAAGTATAGCCAAAAAATTATATGTAGGTACTGATCTTGATGTAGATGGAACGGCCAATCTTGATGTTGTAGACATTGACGGAGCTGTTGACATGGCAAGTACGCTTGCTGTTGCAGGAGTCTTAACAGGTGCTTCGTTAGATATAAGTGGTGATGTAGATGTTGATGGAACACTAGAAACAGATGCTTTGTCTATAGCTAGTACAACTATTACAGCAACTGCGGCAGAACTTAATTACACTGATGGAGTAACTTCCAACATACAAACTCAGCTTGATACAAAAGCTACAACAGGTAAAGCCATAGCAATGGCTTTGGTTTTCGGATAAAATTAGGAGAATATTATGGCAAATCCAAATTTAGTAGCAGTAACTTCAATATACGGTAAAAGCGTACAAGGAGCACTGACCACTACAGTAACAACCGACTTATTAACTTGTGCAAGTGACAAGTTATTAAAAGTAAATGCAATCATTATTGCAAATATTGATGGCACTAACGCCGCAACTGTAACAATGGGAATCATCAAAAGTGGTGGCTCAGTAGTTTTATTTGCTTCAACAATCTCTGTCCCAGCAGATGCTACTTTGGTTCTTATTGATAAGAATTCAAGTTTTTATCTACAAGAAGCTGATGTTTTAGAAGGTGGTGCAAGTGCTAACTCAGATTTAACTTACACCATTAGTTACGAAGAATTAGATGACGCATAAGGAGGTATTTAACAATGGCTCATTTTGCAGAACTTAATAGCAGTAAAGAAGTATTACGAGTAATCGTAGTTTCTAATGATGATGTAAACGCTAATGGTGGTGATTTACACGCAGACGCAGAAACTTTCGTAGCATCTATTGTTCCACATGGAACAGGTGGAGTGGCTTGGAAACAAACTTCTTACAACAATAACTTTAGAAAACAATACGCAGGTGTTGGTTATACTTACGATTCATCAAAAAATAAATTTATATCACCCAAACCTTACGCATCATGGTCTTTAGATTCTGATGACGATTGGAAAGCACCAGTAGCTCTTCCAAATGTTACAGAAATAAGCTCTAAGTCAGTTATGATGACTTGGGATGAAGATAATCAAAAATGGCTAGGTTCTACTGAATCAGCTAATTACGAATGGAACGCTACTGATCTGGAATGGAATGAGGTCTAACCATGGCTGACTTAAATGGCGGAATAATAGGTGTAGATAACCCACCAGTATTACAACCTGAAACTATAACAACTTTTAATTCTAGTGGAACTTTAACGACTGCTTCTTATACAACCTCACTTGAATATTTAGTTATTGCAGGTGGTGGTGGCTCTGCTTCTGATGCTGGTGGAGGTGGAGGAGCAGGTGGATATAGAACAGCTACTGGTTTCGATGTTGATGCTTCTACAGACTATCCAATAACTGTAGGTGCTGGTGGTGCTGCAGGGGGTAATGGTAGCGATGGTGCAAATTCAGTTTTTTCTTCAATAACTTCTGCAGGTGGTGGCGGTGGAACTGGATTTACAGGAGGAGCTGGTCGTGATGGTGGATCTGGCGGTGGTGTTGGTGGTAGGACTTCCGAAGCAAATGGTGCAGGACATGGTAATGGAAATACACCTCCTGTAAGTCCATCACAAGGTAATGATGGCGGGAATCGTGGTGGCGGTGGAGCTAACGCCCTTTGTGGCGGTGGCGGAGGCGGTGGTGCTGGTGCTGTAGGTGGCGATAGTAGAGATACCGCAGGTGGTGGCAATTTTAATGCTGGTGGTCATGGCGGAGCAGGTACAGCTTCTTCAATCACAGGTTCTTCTGTAACAAGAGGAGGTGGTGGTGGTGGCGGAACAGATGGTGGTAATGCAGGTGGCGATGCTGGTAATGGTGGCGGTGGCGAGGGTTGTTCTGGTGGTAGTAACGCGGCAACAGCAGGAACTGCAAACACAGGCGGTGGCGGAGGTGGCGGTGGAAATCCCGCTACCGATGGTAATGGTAAAGCTGGTGGCTCTGGTGTCGTTATAACCAAAGAAGCAGCGGGACCTACTACAGCTTCAGGGATATGGAGTATGAACGCACTTTACGATAATGTAAAAGCAGGAACATGGACAACTTAATATGCCTAGATTAATCGGAGCAGCACAAACATCAGTTTTTCAAGAAGCCTTGAGCAATAATTATACCTCTAATTCAACTTTTGAAGCACCTGCAACAAGAGACATTGAACTATTAGTAGTTGCCGGAGGCGGTGGAGGTGGACTTAATCCAAGCCCCGGAGTGCATGGTGGTGGTGGTGGAGCAGGAGGAGTGGCTCATGGAACTTCGTACCCTATTGTAAAAGGAACAACTTATCCAATAACCGTTGGAGCAGGTGGAGCAGGAAATGCTGCTGGTTCTAATTCAGTTTTTACCAATCCTGTAAGCTCTCCTGAAACAGTTACATCCACAGGTGGTGGAAATGGTGGTATAGCAGGAGCAGGAGCAGCAGGTGGATCAGGCGGAGGCGGAGGACAAGGAAGTGCAGGAGCAGCTAACCAAGCAAATCCCGCAGGTGGTCTAACTGGGTATGGAGGCGCAGGTGGAGTAGGTCAACCCGGGACTGACGGCGGAGGCGGCGGCGGAGGTGGAGCATCCCCAGACGCAGGTAGTGGCGGAACTACTGCCCCAGATTGGCCAGACGGAGGTGCAGGACCAAAAGCACCCAACTATCCTAACGTACAAGCAGGTGGTCAAGGTGGTGCAGGAAAACAATTTCCAGCGTTTCCGGGAGTTGGTACAGATAATGAAAATGCAACACCAGGCACAGGTTTTTTTGGCGGAGGAGCAGGTGGTGGTGGAGTAAGTAATACCGCACCTTTTGGTGGACCACACAAAACATTACCTCAAAGTGGAGGTGGTGGCCATGGCGGTTATAATGGAGCAGCAACATCAGGTACAGCCAATACTGGTGGAGGGGGAGGTGGCGCACATCATGCTTCAACTGTGGGGTCAGGTGGATCAGGTTATATAGGTATTAGAGCAGATGAAGTATTTACTGGTTCAAGTTGTTGGGACTTGAGAGTTGTTTTTAGAGAACAAAAAGCAGGTGACTGGAAGTAATTCTAATCACACAGATTAAAAATTTCCACACATGAATTTAAAATGGTACTACTGGTATTTTCAATCAGTTATTCCTGAAAGAATATGTGATGAAATTGTTCGGTACGGTAAAGAACAAGATAAACAAATGGCTCTTACAGGCAACGCTAGTAAAGACAAAAAAAAACTAACTAAGCTAGAGCTTAAAAACATACAAAAGAAACGTAAGTCTGATGTTGTTTGGATGAACGACAGATGGATATACAACGAAATACAACCTTACATATATCAAGCAAATGTAAACGCTGGTTGGAATTTTGAATGGGATTGGTCAGAGTCTTGCCAATTTACCGAATACAAAAAAGGTCAGTTTTACGATTGGCATTGCGACTCATGCGAAGAACCTTATAACAATCCTGATCATAAAAATACACATGGTAAATTAAGAAAACTTAGTATGACTGTATCACTTACCGATCCTGATAAATACGAAGGTGGAGACTTAGAGTTTGATTTTAGAAACACAGATAAAGGCTCTCAGCCAAGAATATGTGAAGAAGTAAGAAAGAAAGGTAGCGTAATTATTTTTCCCTCTTTTGTTTGGCATAGAGTTAAACCAGTAACCAAAGGAACACGACACTCTTTAGTGTGTTGGAATATAGGATATCCATTCAGATGAGTTTTAAAAAGAATAAATACCAAGTAATTAAAGGTGCTGTATCAAAAGAACTAGCAGATTTTTGTTATCAATACTTTTTAAATAAAAGAACAGTAGCAGAACACTTATTTAAGGAAAAATACATTTCACAATTTACTGAATATTTTGGTGTATGGAACGATCAACAAGTACCTGAAACGTATTCACATTATGCAGACATAGTAATGGAAACTTTATTACAAAAAGTTAAACCTATTATGGAAAAAGAATCAGGAGTTAAGTTAATTGAAACCTATTCATACGCAAGAATATATAAAAAAGGTGACAAGTTAAAAAGACACAAGGACAGATACTCATGCGAAATATCTACTACCATGTATTTAGGTGGAGATGAGTGGTCAATATTTTTAGAACCATCAGGAGAAAAAGGCAAGGATGGTGTAGAAGTTAAATTAGAAACAGGTGACATGCTTATGTATCGTGGTTGCGAGTTAGAGCATTGGAGAGAGCCATTTAAAGGTGAAAATTGCGGACAAGTATTTTTACACTACAACGATGCTAGTAGCGAAAATGCAGAAAAAAACAAGTTTGATACAAAGCCGTTATTAGGATTACCAAGTTTTTTTAAAAAATGATAGACTGAATAATGTAAACGAGG